CTTTTACAATCAACTGAGGCTTGGCACAGAAGTGTGCGAAGTTGGATTCAGTTTCAATGTCATAACCTTGACCACGGTCATTCTCATAAACAAAAGCGTACATCGGAACACCAACGGTGTTGACATAGCTGTTGTGTGACATTGGAGCATAAATAGTCTTGAACAGACCACTTACCATCGGGATAATACGAGCTTCACCAGCAGGAATCAGTGGGGTGCCTTTCATCTGACCGCGATATTCGATGTGCAGAATACCAGCTTGATCAACGAAGGTACGATGGCCACGACCAACAGTCGGCAGACGATCCCGCAGGAAGTTACCGTTAGCGTTAGTAGCAGCAAACTGACTGTAAGCTTCTTTAACGTTAGTGTTGGTAGTCAGCTTAGCGAAGAACTCTGGAGAGTCCAGAGAAATAAAGTCAGTTACAATCATACCGTCTTGCAGGTTGTCTTGAATGTAAGCAATAACTTCTTCAGACTTAGCTTGAGGAACACCAGTACCACCAGTGTCGATATCATAATCTACAACTTTCTGAGTTACACCCAGATCAGTGAAATAGTTGGTAGATACAGTTCCGTTAGGAGCGTACACAGTACCGTCTTTAATCAGTTGCAGACGCGACCATTCGCGCAGTTGTGCCCAAGAGTTATTGATGCGCAGCAACTCTTCTGCTACTTTAGCGTCAAAGCTGGAGAACTCCTGATCAGTACCCGGAGCGCGCTGGCTTTGAACGTCTTCTGGCATAATGCGGCCATCAAACGGGAAGTGAGGAATAGAGAAAGAGAAGGTTTTTACAATCCCTTTATCTACGAACTGATCACGACGGCTTCCCCACATGCGATCTTCTGGCAGACTGAAACCAGACTCAATTTGATCGTACTGGAAAGTACGGGTGCGAACACCAGTTTCTTCAAACAAACCCAACTGGTTAACAAGACCATACATATTCTCAATCTTGTTAACGTCCGGGGTACGGTCCTCAAGGAAATTTGTGTCTTTACGAACTGCCATTAATTATTCTCCTTATTATTCTAAATTACAGCAATGGGCCAAAAGCTTTGGTTTCTGCAACAACAATCGAAGCAGCTTCCATCGCATCATAGATAACTTGTTTTTTGGTGGCGTTATCGTAAGTGGCATCAAGAATCATGCCTTCTGCGCTCACCATTGCATCCCGTACCAGAACAACTACTTGGTAGTCAGTGTTGGCAGCAAAAGTTTGTTCCAATTGTGCATCTTGTGTGCACATAAAAATACCCGCAAAAACTTTACTACCATCAGTAGCAGTTTCTACAGCAGGCTTGTACTTTTCAGAAGTCTTAACTACAGTGATGTCAAAAGCATCGCCGCCAGCGAAATCGGTAGAACCGTCTGCCAGAGTAAATGCCAAACCACCAGCAGAGAACGCGGAAGCTACAACACCATAACCGATGATAATACCGTCCGGGTCTTCTACAGAGAAGTCACCGAGGTTAGTACCGGGTTCCAGAATAGTAAGTTTATATACACCAGCTTTAGCACCACCGGATACAGTTACAGCACCCATGGTTCCGTTACCAGTGTTACCAGCAACAGCTGCGCCGGAAGCAGTACCAGCAAACAACTTGCCCAGTACAGTACCAACTTTAACTGTGGTTTCTGCGGCTACGCGCAGGGTTACAGTTTTACGGCTCATTCCTTTCGGCAGTTCAAATTTGACTACGTTAGAAATAGGCTTGATAGAGGTTTCGAGTAATCCCATTTTCCACTCCTTATTGTTTTACTTTGATATTTTTGTTTTTAGCTGCTTGCGCTTGCAAGGCAGCATTAAATCCATCTTTCTTGACTTCTGGTTTGATTTCAGAATCACTAACACCAACTTCCTTCATTGCTTCAACTTCGTCTTTCATTTTAGCAATAGTGGCGTCTTTAGTGGCGATAACGTCAGCAGCCATTTTCATAGCAGCATCAAACATATCAATAGAGACAGACCCATTGAGAGCGGAACTTGCATAGGCATTTACATCAACCCCGGCAAACGCCCATTCTTGTGCTTTGGCTTTGAAACCTTCCAGTTTCAGATTATCAGCTTCATCTTTAGCTGCTTTAAGTTGAGCAGCGAATTCTTCTTTTTGTTTTTCAAAAGCGGCTTGAAGATCAGCAAACTGAGCTTTCAGTTCATTATCTACACCAGCTTTAGCAGTAGGTTCTGCCATTGGTTTATTTACCCCTTCTTTCAAATAGGAATTAAATTCATCACGGGTCATTAGCTTGTGAACCAAACCCTTTTCTTGTGCTTCTTGGGCAAGGAACACACCAGCTTTGGTGTTTATAATTGCCTCTTCAGAAAGCCCCATCATTTCAGACGTATATCCAACAAACTCTGAATACAACGTACTCACCTTGTTTTGAATATCAGTCAGAAACTCCTCTCTCCATCCACCATCTGCATTGAACGGGATCTTGTTATCCCCAGCAAAGATGTAAGTTCTTTCAACTCCAGCTTTCTCCAGAGCCTTATTAACGTTCGTGAGCTGTACAACAACTCCAATACTTCCTGCTTGTGCTGAAGGATTCATAATTACTTCATGAGCAGAAACAGCCAAACCATAAGCAGCAGAAGCAGCATATCCGTCAACATAGGAAATCAGACGAACACCAAACTCGTCTGCTTTAGATCGCATGTAGCGGCCAGTCTCAAACATTCCGTAGGCTTCTCCACCCGGAGAATCCACAATCAAAGCAATCGTTTTGTACCCAGCAGCAACTGCTGTATCAAATTGAGTGACAATGGATTGGTAAGATGTATTCTCTGTGCAGGTGGCCATATCAAAATAAGATTTGTATGTCAGCACACCATCAACATTAATAGCCCCAATCTTGTCATCTCCCGGAATAGGATTCCGACGAGCTTCCTTGGTTTGGATGTTGGCAAACTCAATAGCTTCGTCATTACGAGAAGCCAGATACTGCTCAATCCTTTCCAATACATCTGGAGACACTAAGTGTGGGGTGTTGTATAATGCTTTTGTAATTCTTAATAGCTGTCGTGCCATTATTTACTCCTGTTCCCGGCAGCTTTATCACCACCACCTGTTCCTGATCCAGTACCCGATCCCAATCCAGACTCCATACCTTGTCCGGCCTTGGAAGCAGCAGGAGGCTCTTTCACAACCTCTTCAGGATCACCATCAATACTCTCAAGACCCAACACCTTACGAACACGGTTGTACTCGTCTCTACGGCCTTCTACAGCACCTACAGCGAATATCCGTTGAATGGCTTGGGACATCACATCTACATCTTCTTTCTCAATGTCTCCGTACTTCAGGATAGGAGTTTCTTCCTTGGTCCATTCATTGTAGAGAGCCAGTTGCTCAATCAATTGTTTCTGAAGAGTGTGGGTGATAAAGGACAAATGTTCTTCTGCGGCTTGTGCTACAAGATTTGTTTTGCTGTCTGCCAGAGAGAAACTACCGTGAGAGTCGTTGCCGAGATTGATAAGGTCAGCAAAATAAGCCATCAGTATCTCTGTCTTACGACGCTGTATGATAGCTCCTACATCATGGTTTTTCTTACCTCCGTCAACACCCATAAGGGATACGTTGTACAGAGGCTTACCTGTGTCGGTGTAATCTACAGGGCACACAATGCACGATTGGTTTCCATTCTGGAAAGCCTGTGCCTGATTGAACATGGTGTTGTAGAGAACAGCTTCTTCACTCTTAGGGTCCATAGTGGCCTTAACCATTACAGACTTGGGAAGGTCTACTTTCAGAACACCTGACATGTCCTTGCTGATACCTGTTCCTTCAATATCTTCAAAAAGACATTTGAATTTCCAAGTGACGTAAGCTTTAAGTAGAGGAGAGCGCCCTTCTGGATTATTCTTTGTTGAGTTGTAAGAGAACAATAAGAGTTTAGAGAGTGGAATATCTACTGTTGTAGATACAATCCCATTACCATAAAGCCTACTGGATTTGACGTTCTGTCTAACACCCTTAAGCTTTCTTCCTGTCTCTTTGTCCCAGAGCCATTTATCAATAGATATTTGTGCTCTTGGTTCTAATCCTTTAACACGATACCAACCTTCGTATTCCCCTTCTTTGATAGTCTCAAATATCTTTTCAAGGATTGAGAATCCTGCCCAAGAATAGGTTAGAATGTCGTTCTTAACTGTCTGGAAAGATTGTCCATCCAGATTGTCAAACATCCAGTTTACGAAGTCAGCGTTGGCTTTCGCCTTTTCGTTTGTTTTATCAAGAGGCTCTGCATAGATAGGGACTTTCTTCACTAGCATTAAGAACAAGTCCACTGCTGTAGCGACAGAAACATCATAAAGCATCGTCTTGAACGTCTGAATGCTCTGAGGGAATACTAGTTCCCGTTTAGCTTCTTCATAGATACGGCCATTAACGATGTTTAATCCTGAGTCCCCTATTGCAGAGTCCTTGAATCTCATCACCCCTGTTGAAAGGTCATAAGAAATACTATCTAACTCTGACAAGTAACCTCCGGAGGAAATCTCCATCACTCTCTGTGATGTAAAAATCCACTAATATTTGTAAATTGATTTTGAACTGGTGCCTGTACAGATGCTGACATGGCTCCGGCTAATCCTTTAATGTCCACTACTTGTTCTCTAGCGAGGAAATTGAAACACGATGCTGAGCTATCCGCCCAATCAATTTTTACCCGCGCTGTAGCTTCTTGACCAACAAACTGCTCTAATTCCTTTAAGAAGGCTTCAAGAGATGCTTGGTTTTTGAAAGAGGACTTTACAATCCTCACCAGTCCATTCATACATGCAGCAGAAAATGGTTCAAAACGTGTAAGCTTGCTTTTATTTCCCGGCATAGGATCAGCTCTTACAACAAAACCTTTCTCTATAAGTTTTTTTGCGGACTCAAGAAACTCTGTATCTCCTGCTTGAGCAGGATCGCGGCTGAACACAACGGAACACTCAGGCCCATCTGACTCGGCCTGTTTTTGTATCAGAAGATCACGTTCACCCGGAAGCCTTCTGAACTTACCAAAAATACCCGTATCTGCGTCTGTACATTCAGGATGATGATTACCCATCAAATAATAATATCCATCTTTATCTTTAGCCATATGCGTTGAGGCTGTGTAGTCTGGATACTTATTAATGTCTGTCGGAACTGAAGAGGCTTTATCCCATGCTCTTGCATGTTTAGCGTTTGCTGGTACTTTATCTACTACAGTCAACCAATCCCTATTGAAATAACTTCCTTCGTTAAGGACGTATTTCCAACACCCATCTAACAATGCAGCTTTCTCTGCTTTAGTGTTAGCATCAAGAACGTCTGCGTATTCGGGGTTGTTGTCCAACAACTTTTGGTTGTCGGTCAGCTTGGAAGGTATGAAGGTGTAGGTAAGAGGATTCTTACCGGGGAAGTTAGTGCGGAGTTCTTCTTCACTCCAAGAAGTGAAGAGATTTCCTTCGAAGAATATGAAGTAGCGTATTTTTCCAGACAATTCCAGAATTGCATAACCATCTTCATCAAGCCAAGGTTCTATCCATTCCTTAATCCAGCAATCAGGTTCAGGGTTACAACTCACCCGAACAAAAGACCTATGTACGGAAGCAGAACGTGTTCTTGTTCTAACATAATTGAAATGATCGAACTTGAACTGTGTTCCTTCATCGAAATATATACCTGTATACTGAGCACCTTGATAAGTCTTCTTGTGCTTATCTAATTCGAGATAAGAAAATTTACAGCTTGCTCCTGAAGGGAATATAATTCTATGGTCTTTCTCTTTTATTCTAGCCTTACCTTTAAACTTACCAGTAAGGGGTCCAGAAGTATGAACAAGGAAGGGAAGATAAAGCTCCTGAGCTTCTGGCCATAAAGATTCATCCAGCTGTGTTGTGTTCTGTCGAA